GCTCAAATAGACGAGCAATCCATATATCACTTGGGCCGCCGGGTACGCGTTGAGGGCGCCGGTGCTCGATGTCGCCCCAGAGATCGCGGTGGCCCAAGTATCGCCCGGGGACGTGCCGGCGAGGCGTCCAAAGCAATAGCCCGGTGCATCATTGCCGTATGAGCTGTGGTAGCGGGGGGCGATGACAACGCGACGATCATCGGCCGCCAGATGCCACGAGCGCGCAGTGGCATCTGCAGTAGAGCTTTTCGCCCACCAGTACCCGCCGCTGATCTGCGCATCCGTCGGAAACGGCCCCGTGCCGGTATCGATATCCGTCATCGACTCAAACCCGCGCACTCGCGCCGTCGTCGTGCCGCTGTCATCGACGTACAAAATCAGCCCGTTGTGCGCCGCATGGTCGAGCGAGCGGTATGCGGCGCGGGTCGTGCCATCCGCGAACACTTTCTCCCACCCGGCCGGCGCGCGCAGCGCGGTGATTGTCCCCGTCGCGCTGCCGTCCGGGATGCCGACGCCTTCGACCGAGAACGTCACCGTGTTGGCGGTGACGCTGGCGAGGCGCCAGTCGCTGTTGAGCTTCGTCGGGGTCGCGCCGGCGAGGCGCAGCACGTCGCCTTCGCCGTAGCTGTGCCCGGCGCTGATCTGTGCGACCGCGATGCCGTCGGTGACGGTGAGGCTGTTGATCGACTTGGAGTCGAAGCCGTTCACGAGGCAGGCGTCGAGCACGCTGATCAGCGCGCCGGCGGTGCCGGACAGCACCGGCGCGTTCGGCATGCCGGAATGGTAGTAGCGGACTTTGTTGCTGATGGTGGCCATGCGGGCTCCTTACGGTCGGTCGATGTTGCCCAGCGCGTACAGCTCGCAGCCGTCCGCACCGTCGCCCGCGGGCTCGTCGGATTGCTGGATGGCGCGGGCGATCCAGATGTCGGCGATGGCGCCGACGGTGTTGATGCGCACGACGTTGCCGGCGGACCAGCCGCCGCCGTTCGCGGCGAGCGGGATCGTCAGGTACGGCACGCCGCCGCTGCCGTCGGGTTCGCGCGTGCGCGGGTTGATCGGGGCGATGTCGGCGGTGTAGGGGCCGCTGTAGACGAGGCCGCGGCGCTCGCCGATGAGTTCGACCGCCGTCGTGCTGGTCCAGCGCAAGAGCCAGCGTTCGGTTTCCGCCCCTTCGTTCGTCACCGTGATCGGGTGGGCGATGGTGTCGAGCGTCGCGGTCGCTTCACTGCCTGCGAGGCTGTCGGTCCACGTGCCGGACCACGTCGCCTGGTCCCACGTCGCCGAGACGCGCGCGCGGCGGTCGCCGTGGATCAGGCACGAGGCGACGATCGACTCCCCGTCCGGGTACGCGTGGGTGAGCGGACGGGCGAGCGTGAGCTGGCCGCTGATCTGCGCGTCGGTGATCTGGCGCAGGTCGGCGACGGTGTGGCGGATGGTGACGGGCATCGTGATGCCGGTGATGTCGGTGAAGGTGACGACGCCGGCCTCGCGGTCGAGCGTGTAGCCGGTCACGACGCTCGCGCCGGTGGCATCCGTCACGCGCACCCAGGCGATGCGCGTGCGGCCGAGTTCCACCGTGCCGCCGGTGAGGACGGTCGCCGGTTCGGTGTCGGCGGCGTGCATGACCATGACGACGTCGCCGGGCCGGTAGATCGGCACGCGGCCATCGGAGGGCAGGCGCACGGGGTCAATGCCGAGGATGTCGGCGTCGAGGGGGAGATAGCTGTAGGCCACGGCGTTGTAGCGGATCGAGGCGGGGTCGACGAAGGTGGTAAAAACGACCGACGAGACGCCGAACTCGTAATTGACGCTGCCGGAAACGAAGCCCGCGCCCGCGATGGCGCCGTCCGCATCGGCCACGCCGTTGATCTGGCCGAGCCCTTGGGCGACGGCGATGATCGACACGGACTCGGGTTTGAGCGGCGCGAGTTGGGTGCGGAACACTGCGGTGGTGGTGGTCCAGTCGCCGTAGCGGCCGAGGGCTGACGTGATGACCGGCGCGCCGCTGGCGTTCGGCGCGGCGTAGGTCACGGTCGCGCGGCGGGTGGCGTAATCCACCGACCCGGCCGGCATGCCGGAGCCGGTGACCGGGTCGATGTCGGCGTATAGCGTTCCGTTGCGGTCCTGATAGGTTTTGCCGCCGTAGGTGAATTCCAGCGAGTTCGGCACCAGCGTGATCGGCAGGGTGTCGATGTGGATCGTCGGCATGCCTTCGGGCGTTTCGCCGACCGGGACAGTGATGTTCGCGGCGCCCGGCGAGGCGCCCGCCGCGAGCACGTAGGACAGATCGTCGAGCGTCGCCGGCACGCTCGCCCCGGCCTGATACGTCCAGGCGTAGCCGCTCCACTCGTACAGCGATACGGCAACGCTGTTATTGACGACGATCTGCCCCGTGGCGTAATCGACGCTGCCGAGCACGACGGTGCCGCCGACGTAGTACGGGCCGCCGCCGACGAACTGCGGGCCAGCGCTGAACGGGTTGAGCTTGAGATTGCCCGCACCGTCGTCGTACAGCATGCCGCCGCCCATCGTGCCGTCGGGCAGATCGAGCCGGATGTGCGCCCGCACGCCATAGATCGCGAGCGCCGCGCCGACATTGACAGTGTTGGCCGCCGGCGCGGCGGTGGTCGCAGGCGCCTTGGTGTAGGCGACGCCGATGCCCGTCCCGGCGTCGGGCATCGCGCTCGGCGCGAACGTGATGCGCGGCGCGGCGTAATCGACGCTGCCAGAGGCGTCGCCCGTGAGCGCGCCGCTGCCGTTGTCGCTGGCCGTTTTCGCGATGCCTGCAGCCTGCCAGGTGAGCACCAGCGTGCCCGGCGTGATCGGGTCGGTGATGGTCGGCGCGGCGATGACCATTTCGGCCACGGGCGCGGCCTCGGGGACCAGCGACACGTAATGCACCGGGCTGCCCCACGTCAGGATGACCGTGCTGTACGCATCGGGGAGCGCGCCGAGCGTGACGGACATCGCGCCGGTCGTGTAGTTGAGGGTGCCGGCGCCGATCGACGGATCCGAGCCGACGAGCTGCCCGCTGCCGTTGTCGAGGAGTTCGAACCAGTTGTCCTGCGCGCGATAGGCGACCGACAGCGTGCCCGGCGCGGGGATCGGGGCGAGCGTCTCGATCCAGTTCAGGCGGCGGTTCTCGACGGTCACGGGCCGCCCGAGCGTGTGCGCCTGCTGCGCGATGTCGACGTCGCGCGTGCCGGCGCTCATCGTCACGACGACGGACGGGTTGAGCACCTGATTGACGAGCGGGGTTTCGGTCTGCGCGCTTGGGACGAGCTTGGTGAACTGGCTCGCGGCCTTGACTTGCAGATCCCCGATGTTGGCGGCAAGCGCAAGCCGTTGCGCGCCGAAATAGCGCGTGGCGTCGGCGACGGTGGTGTTGCGCACGCGCGTTTCGCCGGCGGTGTATTTGTAGTCGGTATCCAGGCGCTTGATCGTGTGACCTTTGAAATCGAAGCGCAGCGCGTCGGACAGCGTCAGCGTGACGATCCAGCGCGCAAAGCCCGTGTCGCTGCCGTCCGAAGCGATGCCGTCGACGAAAAACTGTTCGGCGTACTGAACGTTGATGACGCGCACGTACTGCTCGACTTCGCCCTGCACGCCTTCGTTGGCGACGAGCGTGAGGGTCTTGCCGACCGGGGGCAGCACCGAGCCGACTTTCTGGATCAGGTTGATCGCGCGCATGCCCTGGATGTGGTTTTCATACAGGTAGCCGGCCCACATCGGCCCTTTGTAGAGGTAGGCCTCGACGCGGTCGGCGGCCTGCGCGCGGGTGTCGAACGGGTCGCCGCTGGAAAACAGCGTGTACCCGAGCGCATCGTCGGCGGGCAGCGCCGTGACGACGGTTTTGGCACCGCCGTAGAGGTCGGTGGAGAGGGTTCGAACGGCGAGGAAGATCTTGCGCAGGTTGAAGCGGCCGTAGGCGCGGTCGAGGTCGGAGATGTCTTCGAAGACGTTGTTCATCTGGCCGTCGACGATGACGGTGCCGGTTGCGGCGCCGCCGCCTTCGGGGACGTCGTCCATGACTTGCGATTCGACGAAGACGATGTTTTGCTCTTGGATTGGCATTCTGCGGTTACCCGGTAACGGTCATAAATCGAAGCGTCGCCACGACCCAGTCGGCATCAAGGGGGTCGGAGTAGTCGACGAGCGGGGCAGCGTCGAACGGCCCGCCGTCGTGGTGGCGGAACATCACCGGGAGGGCGACTCCGCGCAGCGTCAGCGTCATCACCTGGCCGGGAACGTCGGCCCAGGCGCGCAACTGCGTCATCGCGGCGCGGGTCATCCAGCCGGCGGAATCGGATGCGGCGAGCGTGATCGGGCGCCCGGCCTGGCGCGTGCCGACTTGCACCAGCAGCGCGCCCGTGAGGCTGCGGCTCACAGACTGTTCGGTCGCCGCCCACGCGAATTCATCGGTCCACTGCAGGTCGGGGTCGAGGGCGAGCGTGGTCGCGCCGACGGTGAGGGTGATCGTCATCAGGAGGCGCTCCGTTGGGCGGATTCAAGGGCGGCGAGGAACCCGTCGACGTCACCGGGGGCGCCGAATAACGAGTGGTTGCGGCCGGCGACGGTAAGGTCGACGCGATAGACGCGGTCCGGGACGACGCCGTGCGGGCCGGGGGCCTGGGCGCCGGCGCCGGGGGCGGTGTATTGGGTTTGGCCGGACATCGAGCCGCGGCGCGGGCTGGACGACCTGGTGCTCGCCTGTTGCGCCGGAACATCCTGCTGGTTCTGCTGGGCGCGGGCGTTCGCGATCAGCACGTCGATCTCGCTCATGATCTTGCCGATGCGCTCGGGCGTCGCGGTGAGCCCTTCCATCTGCTTCGCCATCCGCGTGTAAATCGCTTCGGCGCGGGCGCGCAGCGCTTTCCCGCCGACGGCTTCGGCTTCGGCATACAGGTCCGTCAGCGGGCTGGTGTATTCGCCGCGCATGCCGCCGTTAGCGGACACGGACTCCGTCCCCTGAACCATTGTTTGCTGTACCGCTGACGCGGCTTTTCTTGCTGCAATCCGGAGGCTGTCGAACTTTTGAGACGCACGGGACGCCGCTTCGCCCACGCCGTCTGTCGCGGCCGCGGCGCGGTGCATGCTGCCTTCGATCTCGCTGCCGGCCTGCGCGCCTTCGCGCGCGAGCGCACGCAACTTGGCGGCGGTTTCTTCGGAAATCTTGCCCTGCACGAGCTTCGCTTCAGCGAGCAGGCGCTCGGCTTCGAGCTCGGCTTGCATCTGCTTCGTGAGCGTGCCGGACGCTTTGGCTTGCTCGAGCTTGTTCTTGACCGCTTCGAGTTCAGCGGTGGCCTGCGCCTTGAGGGCCTTGGCCTGCAGATCGGTGAGATCGGCTTCGAGGCGCTTCATTTTGATCAGCGCTTCGGTGGCGCCCCGCTCGTCGCCGCGGGCCTTTGCGACCTCGTAGGTGCGCTGGGCGACGGCCATTGAAAGCTGAATGCCACTCTGGTCGAGGGCGATTTGCGCCTGCTTGAGGCCGAGGTTGGCCTTGATCGCAGCCGCCTGGTCGTTAAGGGCGTCGCGGTAGGCGTGGGCGGCCCGCGCTGCAGCGAGCTCGGCGTTCGTCAGCGCTTCGGCTTCGACCTTGTTCGCGGCGCGCGCGGCGCGCACCGTCTCGAGCGTGGCGCGGGCGGCTTCGTAGGCGGCGCGCAGTTCGACGACGCGACCGCTGTTGTCGGCCTGCGCGGCGGCTTCGGCGCGGGCGGCTTCGGCGGCGAGGCGGCTCGCGCCGGCCTGGGCGGTGGCGCGCTCGGCATCGGCCTGGCGCACGGCGAGCTGGGTCTGCAGGGCGGCGATGGACTCTTTGTGCGCGTTCGACTCGTCTTTATTGGCGACCATGTTTTCGCGCAGCGCGGCGATCTGCGCCTGCAGCGTGGCGACTTCGGTCTGGCGCTGCAGGGCGACGGCTTTGAGCGCTTCGGCGTTGCCGGCGGCGGCGGTGACGGCGGCGCTGCGCTGCTCGGCTTCGGTGCCGAAAGCCTGCGCGAGCGCGACGGCGGCGGTGCCTTCGGCCTGGCGGGCGATGGCGTTTTTCTCGGCGAGCGCGATCTGCTCGCGCACGTGCACGAGGATCTGCGTGTAGGCGCTGTCGAGCGCGGTCCAGGCGGGCGCGGACTGCTGCGCCTGGGTGCCGGCCTGCAGCGCGGCGGCGCCGAGGATGCGGTGCTGTTCGGCGGCGAGCGTGGCAGTGTCTTTCGACGCGGCGACGGCGGCCTGGTGGGTTTCGACGGCGTTGGTGTAGGCGCTCCAGTCGCCGGTTTCGATGGCGCGCACGAGCCCGGCCCACGACACTTCGAGCGAGGTGGAGCGCTCGGTGAGGCCGTCGACGCCCTGCGCCATCCATTCGAGGAACGCGCCGGTGGTGTTGCGCTTTTCCTGACCGGCGTCGAGCGCGCGCCCGATGGCATTGGTGAGGCGGTTCCAGCCGGCTTCCATGCCGGCGACCTTGTCTTCGCTGGTCGCGTCGATCGTCTTTTGCAGTTCGCGCTGCAGCGCGGGGAGCGCGTCTTCTGCGAGCAGCCGGCCTTCGCTGACCATCTTGATCAACTGCTCGGTGGTCAGGCCGAGCCCGCGGGCGAGCGACTGCAGCGCGCCGGGCATGGCTTCCGAGAGCTGGCCGCGCAGCTCTTCCATGCTGACGGTGCCTTTGCTCGCCATCTGGCTGACGGCTTGCAGCGCGTGCGCCACTTCGTCCGACGTGCGGCCCATGCGGCCCATCGAGGTGACGATGGCGTCGTAAATTTCGCGGGTCTTCTCGCCCTCCAGCGCCGTGCCGCGCGTTGAGGCGGCGAACGAGATGAACGACTGGCCGAGCCGGTCGAAGGCGACGCCGTTGCGCTCGGCCATGTCGCGCAGCCATTCGAGCTGCTCGCGGGCGGAGTGCGCCGGGGTGGCGATGGTGGCGAGCGAGCGCGCGAGGCGTTCGGCCTGCAGGTTGGCGTCGGTCAGCGCCTGCACGCCCTGCTGCACCGAGAAGGAGGCAGCGAGCGCGCCAGCGAGCGGGCGCAGTTTCGTCATCAGCCCGTCGACCCCGACGCCGGCGCGGTTCATCGACGAGACGAACGGGTCCGCTGCACCGGCCAACTCGCGCTTCAGTTCGGCGCTGCGCTTCGCGCCATGGGCGAACGCACGGTCGAGCTCCTCGCCGCTTACGTTTGCATCGTTCGCGAGCCGGATCAGCGCCTGATCGATCCGGAGAATTTCAGCCTGAATGGTCGCGGCCGAGCGGATGCCAATGGTCGAGAACGCATTCTGCAACCCAGACGCGATTGCGCGCGTCTGCTCGTCGTAGCGTTTGGCTGTGGCCATGGCTTCGGCGTAGGCGCGCTTTTCGGCGGCGAGTTGTTCCTGTGCCGCCGCTGCCATCTTCGCCTTGGTGGCAGTGACGATCGCCGCGAGGCGCTGCTCTTCGGCGGCCTGTTCCCGGACTTCCTGCGCCCTCGCCTGCTCGGCCTCTCGGGCGTGCTGAAGCGACTGGACCTGCGCGACGATCGCCGATTTGGCAGAGGCGAGATCTGCGGCGAGCTTTTGCTGCGCGGCGCCGAGCTTCGCGGCGTCGATGCCGGCGCCCTGCAGGTTCTCGCGGGTCGAGGCGAGCGCCCGGTTCTTCGCGCCGAGTTCGGCGGAAAGGCGTTTCGCGGCGCCGACCGACTGATTGTATTCGGTCGAGAGTTTGCGTTCGGCCTGCTCAGCCTCGCGCAGCACGGAGACGCTGCCCTTCTGGTCGGCAGCGAGCGCTTTCACTGCGGCGCTGGCGCTCTGGCTCTCGGTTTTCAGGCCGTCGAGCTTGCCCTTGGCAGCCTCGATCTGCTGGGCATACACCCCCGACGCATCGCCGCTCTCCTTGGCGCGCACTTTCAGGTTGCGCAACTCGTTTGCAGCGCCGGCAACCGCGAGCTTCAGCGTGTCATGCTTCGCGCGCGCGGCATCGAGTGCGGCGCCGGCGGCCTGTTGCGCGGTAGTCGCCGCGGCGGTCCGGGAGGCCGACTCGGCCAGCGCCTGCGAGAGGCTGTCGACGCGGGTCGCGGCAGCGTCGAGCGCGGCGCCGGTATCGACGGTTTCGCGCTTGAGCCGGCCAAAATCCTGAATCAGCTCGTCCTGCGCAGCGAGGGCCTTCAGGTCGTTCGCCAGCTCGATGAACTTCGGCGCCGCATCACCCGCTTCCGACGAGAGCTTTTCCAGCTCGTCGGCGAGCCCTTTGATCTTCCCCTCGCCTTCGGTCCGAGCCGTGACGACGAGGGCGGTTTCGAGGGTGTTTCGATTGTTGCCGGCCATGATCCACCACTGGAGAAGGTGGCCCATGGTCGCGCGCGCGCAGACCCGGTCGGGAGTAGAAGTCGTTCCGAGGGCGGATCGTGAAAGCCCGGGACGACCGGGCGATCAGCACCTCAACGCAGCAGTGCCTCGCGCTGTTTCTGGAGGCCCTCGAGGCGCGCGGCGTCGACCGTGGCCTTGGCCTGATAACGGGCGGTGACAGCCTGCATTTCCTGCGAAATGCTGGCCTCCCAGGTGGCCCCGGCGAGGGTGTTGTTCGCCCGGGCCTTCCTTGCCTGCAGCCCGCCGAGTTCTGTGTTCATGCGATCGATGTCGCCGCTCATGGCGATTTCCAGGTCGCGTATTTCATAGCCGAGTTCGCGGATGCGGCGAGTGCGCGCCATTTCGTCCGCGCGCGCACTGAGACGGTCGCTGGTTCGCTGGCCGGCAGATTCCTGTGGGGCGGCAGCGTGCCCGGAAGCTGGCGTTACGGTGATCGGCCTGGCCCCGTCGGCGCACGGCGCATCCGAGAACACAGTGGATCCGTTGGGGGCCGGGCACTTATAGATTTGCGCCGACGCCGGCGCTGCGGCCGCGAACAGCACGGCAAGGATCATCGCGTGTTTCATGGCTACCTCTTTTTCATCGTCACCATGATTCTAGCCATAACCTCGTTAAATATCCGGGCACCCGCGCGCGCATCAGAACAGCCCGAGCTGCCCGCCACCTTCCACTGTCACGCCTTGCCCATCCGGGCGCTTGAGCACTTCAGTGACCCAGCGCGTCGTGCACCCGAACTCGAGCGCAATGCCCTCAAGCGTCGCACCGGCGTCGCAGCGGGCGCGCATCGCGCGCATGCGAGCCCGGGCGAGGGCGTGTTTGCAGTTGGGAATGGCAAGAATGTCGTCGCCGTACTCGGCGACGATACGCTCGGCGCCCCTTTGGCCGACAATCTCGGCCAAGCGCTCGAAGCGCGCAGCGCCCTGCGGGTTGTTGTTGACGCCCCTGGGCACGGGGAACGGTATGCCGCCCAGCTCGCGGATCAACGCTTCGGCTCTGGCCCAGCCGAGCATGCGAACGAGGGTGCGCGCGGTCTCGGGAAGATCCGAGTCCAGCATAAGGGGGCCGGGCCGCTTCATGTCAATCCCCGCGTCGAGGGCGATGACGGCAGTCACCGCCCGGTTCAGAGATTTCAGCTACGCCACTCGATGACGAACGGCGCCTGTCCCGCTGCCGGGATCTCCAGCTTGCCGGCGAGCGGTGCCTCGCTGACCTCGTCCTGCAGGAAGTCATATGCGGCGTCGGACGTCACGACCGCGCGGTTCGCGCCGACCAGGACGTCGCGGTTGTCGACCAGGTTGATGCCGTCGAGCTTCCACTTCATCACCGTCTTGTAGCGCTGCGCGCCGTTGATGCGCGCGCCGCTCGTGATCGCCGATTCCGAGCCGCTTGCCTTCAGCGCCGCCGCATCGGCGATCGCGCCGGTCGACAGCACTTTCAGCAGGCCGAGCCGCCGGTTGACCTCGTAGTCGGTACCCTCGTCATAGGTCGTTACGCCCGTGGTGTCCTTCACCGTGAAGCCGGCCGCGGCGATGTTGTCGGCGCCGATCTCGACCCACTTGTCGTGCACCGCCGTCACTTCGAGGTCGGTGAAGGCGCCGCCGACGGCGGTCAGCGGCACCAGCAGGCCAGAGAGCAGCATCGCGAAGACTTCGCGGTTCACTTCCGACAGCGTGAGGCTGAACTCCGCCGGCTGCGCGACCGGCACCGAGACGAACGGTTGCCCGTAGGTGGTGCGCCCCTTCGACAACTTTTCCTTGAACTCGCTGGGCGTGGAGATTTCCAGCTTGTCGCACTCGACCTGCTGCCACGCGCCGAAATTGCCTTCGGCGTCTTCCATCGTGAAGAACAGATCGCCGGCGAAGAGAAGACCTTTCTGATTCATTGCGACAAACTCCTATGCTATGAAATTGCCCGAGCGTTGATGCGGACCTTCGTGGCCACGCGCCAGCCGAGCGGGAAATAGCCGAACCCGGCGCGATAGCCGGCCTCGGGCGCCTCGGCGAGGCGCAGGCTCTTGAAACCGTAGAGATCGGGCACATAGCCGCCGAGCGCGGCAATCACCGCCGCCATCAGCGGCCCGGCGTCGGCCCGTGCGGCGTCGCCAGTGACGACGCTGCTGGCATTGCGCACCGCGACCACCGTGAGCCAGTACTGGTCGAGCGCCTCCCACATCGCGGCCGTCTCGCCAGCGCGGGCCGGCGCGTAGCCGCGGTACAGCACATGCACCGCCGGCGTCGGCTGGGTGCCTTCGGCCACCGCGCCGAGGTCCGCCGCAGTGAGCACGGCGACGCTGGCCGGCAGCGCCGCACGCAGGCGCGCCACCAGCAGCGGTTCGAGCGCGAGAAAATCCGCTGCCTCGGACGTCATGCGAAGCCCCGCAGCGTGTCGTCGGTGATCTGGCGCGGGCTGAAGCTGTGCTGCACTTCATTGTCCTCGACAGCAGCGCTCGGCACGCCGAGGCTCGCCCGGCCGGCCGCGAGCTCGCGCAGCGTGTCGTCGGCCCACTTGGTCGCCTTCAGCATGTCCTCGGTCGCCGCATGGCCATACAGCCGGCGCACGGCGATCGTCGCGACCACGCTCGGCAGGTCGGTGCCGGCGAGCAGCTCGGCCGACAGCGGCAGCAGCGTCGCGTAGCGCGGCGCAAGGTACGTGTCCGCGTGGCGGCTCACCCGCTCCAACTGGTCGGCGAGCAGCGCCACGCCGGCCTGCGCCAGCGCAACCGCTTCCGCGCTCCATGCGGACAGGTCGCCGCTGGTGGCCACGGCCCGCAGCAGCGCCCCATCCACCCGCGCATCGCGGCAGGCGATCTGGGCGAGTTCCGCCCAGCCGTTGGCCGCGGCGCGGGCAAGCTCGTCGAGGGTGGCGTAGCTCACGATCAGGCCGTCGGGTGCACGTGCGGCTGCAACTGCACTTCGATCAGCTGCCCGGCGCCGGCTGCCGCCTCGAGGGCACGGCCGCAATTGTCGGTGATCGTGCCGGCGATCGCCTTGCCGTCGGTGCCGGGCTTGACGAACGCATTGGCCGTGATGACGTCGCCGGCTTCGACCAGGTACGAATACCCGGTCACGACCGATACCGCCTCGCCGATCTCCGCGGCGTATTCGCTCACGCCGACCGCGTCGGTCGCGCCTCCAGCCCCGGCCGCGCCGTCGGCGTAATCACCGTCGTAGGCAACGAACCGGTTGGCCGCGAGTGCTGCGGCGGCGACCAGCGTCACCGCATGCTGCTTGTCGTACTGTCGTCCCATGTCGGGCTCCTATATAGGTAGACGCGCTTACTTCTTCGTGCGGGGCTTGGCCGGGGGCGCTTCGGCCGCGGTATCGGGTGCCGCAGGCGCTTCCGCCGCAACCCTCTCGACCACGCCGGGAATCTCGCTCGCCGGATCCGACGTCACCGTGCCCGCCGCGGCGTCCGGGGAATCCCCGGACGCCGAGCCGCTGCCCTCGCCGGGGGTATTGGTGCCGGCGCTCGCGCCGCCGGCTGCGCCCGCCTCTGATGCAGAGGCGGCAAAGGTTGGCAGGTCGCCCCCTTCCATGACTGCGGTCACGGCTCCCGCCGCGCGCAGTTCGGCGAGTTCGC